TCACGGGCGGTGCGGGTGCCGGCGGATCTCGACGTTGCAGTCGGACACCGTGGTCATGTCGCCGAGGCGCCGCGCTTCGGCGCGCTGCCCGCCCAGGGCCACACAGACGGCACAGTCGGCGTCCGGCACCGGGTCGACCAGGTCCAGGGGGTTGCCCAGCTGTACGGCTTCGGTAAGGTCGGGCATGGCGGTCGCTCCTCGCAGCGTCGTCCGCACCCCCGGACCGGTGACACGGTCGCGGGGGTTCTTCGTGTCCGTGCAGCGTAGACCCACCATGCTACGGCGTGCTAGGTATGCCGCATCTCGCGTGACATGGGATGCCATGCCAGGTTGGTACGCATGATCGAGTTCGCGCCTGACCAGCCACGATGGCGGCAGGTAGCCGAAGTGCTCCGGCAGCGGATCGCCGACGGCACCTACCCGCCACGCACCCGCGTCCCCTCCGTCCTCCAGCTGCAAGCCGAGTTCGGGATCGCCGCGGCCACCGGGCAGAAGGTTCACCGGGCGCTGCGCGACGAGGGCCTGATCTACACCGAGCCCGGGCTCGGCAGCTTCGTCACCCGCACGGACGCCTGACGTGGGTTTTCACGGAGGTCCGTGAATACCCCCGAACACGACGAAGCGCCCCCCGCCCTGGCCGAAGCCAGGACAGGGGGCGGTACTTCGTGGTTCACCGGATGAGGGCGATGACCCCGGCCGCGGCGCCGGCCACACCGGTCAACGCGCCGAGCGTGGGCAGTGGCCACCGGCCTCGTTCGAGGGAGCGGAGTCGCTGCTCGTGGTCGGAGAGGTCAGTCCGGATGTCTTTCGTGTCGTCGAGTATGCCGTCGATCTTCGACTCGATCCGGCCGACCGTCTGCGCCAACCCTCTGACCTCCTGGTACATCTGCGCCGGGGAGATGTACACCCCCGGGTCCTGCCCCGCCGTCACCAGCTACACCCCCTTGGCGAGGGAGGCCGAGTTGGTGACGTCACGCCACCGGGCTACGAGCCCCTTGATCAGGGCGAGGGCGGCGCCGACACCACCGGCCGCTGCGGCATACCACATGCTGCCGTCCAGCGGCTGCGTGACGACGATGCCCGCGATGGCGGCTTGCAGGAACGTGGCGAGCACCCGCTCCACGAGGTCCCGCGCGTACGACGCGGCGCCCTTGATCACGGTCTGTGTCGAGGGCAGGGGGAAGTCAGTCATGATCGGGTCCTTACTTCTTGGGGAGCTTGAGCTTCTGGCCGACGCTGAGCGTGTCGGACTTCAGGCTGTTCAGGGTCTTGATCTCGGTGTACCGAGAGCCGTTGCCGAGCTTCGCCGTGGCGATCGACCAAAGGGTGTCGCCCTTGACCACGGTGTACGTGGCCGTCGTGCCGCCGCGCGACCATGACGCGGCGTGCTCCAGCCGCTCGGCGACGCGCCGCCGTATGCCGCCCATGCTCACGCCGCGCGGGTCGATCTTCCCCGGCTGCCACTCCAGGTGACCGATGACCGAGGTGGTCCCGTCCTTGCCCCAGCCGTGCGCCCGCACCAGCGCGGCCGACGCGCGGACCATCGCCTCGACCTGGACGTCCGGCCACGGGTCCTTCCCGTCCCCGAGGTTCTCGCACTCGAACCCGTAGAACCGGGCGTTGCCGTCGGTGTTCGCCTCGTTGTCAGCGGGGAGCGACCGCTCAGCGACAACCGCGGCCAGGACATCATCGTCGCCGAGGCCGGCATGGTTCGCCCGGCCGTAGCCGACGAGGTGCACCGTCCCGTCCTTCGCGATCATCCCGTGGCACAGCGGACCGGGCAGGCCCGCGTAACCGTCACGCACGATCTTCACGGTGTTCGCGGTGCCCTTCGTCACGGTGTGATGGATCATCACCCCGTGCACCGGACCCCACGCCCCGTGACCGGCACGGTTGTGGGTACGCCAGTTGCCGACCTCGACAACGCGCACGCCCTCGGCCTTCAGCGCGGCGAGGAACTTCGCAGCAGACAGCGGTGTGGCCATCAGATCTCCAGACATACGAGAGCCTCGGCCAGTACGGCGCGGGGCTCGGGGTGGGTGAGGGTTGGGCTACGCAGGTTCGAGCAGCAGCCACGCCACGACGCTCGTGTCAGTACCGCTGCTGGACGTGATCGTGAAACCCGTGCCGGCCGTGACCGTCACGGAGAGATGCCCGAGCGTGCCGCCAGCCGCCTGCCGGGCCGGGACCACGCGGGTTGCCGCGGTAACGCTCGTGTTCGCCACGGTGACCGAGCCCGCCGCCAGGGTGGCCACGCCCATGCGCGCGTTCGCGCCCTCGGCAATGGCGATGCCGCCGCCGGCCGAGCCGAGGTTGAGTGCTGCGGGCTGCCCGTCCCAGATGTTCCACTGCCCGCCGGACTGGCCGGACTGGGTGGCGAGGTAGCCCCCGACGTCCAGGTTCCCGGCTACGTCGGTGGGCTGAGCGAACTGATCGACCGGCGCCGCCGTTGACCCGGTGCGCTCGCCAATGTTCAGACCGCGGCGCAGGACGTCGTTGTCCCCGCCGTCAGACCATCCGGCCTCATCGGCGTGGAGGAACCCCGACGCCACGGACACGTACGAGCAGCCGGTGAACCGCGCCCCGAACTGGGGGGAGTTCTCCTGCGTCCCGTCGTCGTCGGTCCCCGGGTAGCAGGTGACCATGCCCACGAGGACGGGCACCTCGGCTCCGTCGCAGGCGAGGCCGGCATAGTCCCCGCCGCCGTCCCCGTCGTTGCGGCCGTCGCGCCTCGTGTGGAGGTTCTCGATCTGGATCGGCGGGTTGCCGACCGCGTCGACCAGCAGGCCGTTGGCGCCGTTGCGGTCGGTGGAGCAGTCGCCGACGAGCATCCCGCCCGACCCGGTGCCGGTCGCCCAATCCCCGGTGATGTGGATTCCCTGCTCGGTGTTCCACTCGGCACGGCACCCGATCATCTGCGAGTTGGCCGCGTTGTTGATCTCGAAACCATTCGCGCCGCAGCCGATGGCCTGGCAGTCGATCATGGTGAGGTCGGTCATCACCTGCACCGAGAACCCGTGCCAGCCGACGTTGTCGACCATCACGCGGTGAAGGCGCCAGCTGTACGGATACGCCCCGACGTTCACCCCGGCGTTGATGCCAGCCCCGGTGACCCGGCGAATCGTAACGTCCTGCAGCCCGACGTTCTGGATGTTGCCGAGGGCCAGAATCCCGTCAACGCCCGGCGCTTCGAGGTCGGACCCGTCGATCATCACGCGGGTGATGCGGTGCTCTGCACTGATCGTGGAGTACCCGCCCTGGTCCTGATCCAGGAACTCGATGACCGAGGCGCCCTCGAACGCGGCGAGGGGCTTGATGTAGCACGGGGGATCCACCAGCCCGACCACCGTCATCAGGTTCGCGTGCGTACCCATCAGCGTCACTGCGGGCGGGATCGTCAGCGGCGCCCGGGTGCGGTACGCCCCGGCCGGCAGATACACGATGCCGCCCATCGGGCAGTCGGCCAGCGCCGCTTGTATGGCAAGCGTGTCGTCGGTGGCGTTGTCGCCCTGCGCGCCGTAGTCGCGGACGTTGAGCCAGTCACGGACGGACCCGGCAGCCGCCGCCCCGTCATCGCTGGTGCGGTGCCCCTCCACCCACGCGCGGCCCCCGCCCTCGGCCTCGGCCCACATGCCAGTGACCCCGTCCGGACCGAAGAACGCAGGAATGAATCCCATCTCGTCGGCCGTCACGGTGGTGATGGGCGTGCTGGAGAAATCGAGGAGATCGACGTACTGCGTGCCCTCCGTCGCAGAGTCCCACAGGGTGATGACCGCACCAGGGGCGACACCCCATAGGCCGTCCGTCGGCTGCACCACGTAGTCCGCGATGCCGCGCCCGAACTCAGACCGTGCCACGTCAGCTCACCGCCCATGAGATCGAAGAGCCGAGGATCGATCGGCCCGTGGGAATGTCGGGTTTCTGTGTGAGCCACAGCTGACCCGGGCCGTCAGTGCCGGCTGAGTGGAGCGTGGCCCGGCCGATCTGCAGCCCACTGATGTACATGATCACGTATTGGTCACGGGTCGGGTGCCGGTACGCCGCCGGGATCAGCACCGGTAGACGGCTCTGCACACTGCCGGACAGGTTGCCAGCCGTGCGCACGAAGCTACCCAGACGCAGGTGAGCAGACCCGTCCCGCACCTGCAACACCGATTGCGTCTGAACGCTCCACGCCGACAGCGGACTGTCCACGTTGAGCTGACCACTGTCCGAGTACGTGGTGCGCCAGCTGCTGCCGTCCCACAGGCGGACCCGCTGCGTGTCTGTCTCCCACGCCATTTCCCCGAGCTCGGGGTTCGGGTTCAGGTGGTTCGCCGTGGCCGGCCGGATGCGCGTCCCTACGTACAGCTCACCGCGGGTCACAGTGACGGACCCTGCCCCTGGGGACACGGTGACCCCAGCGAGGAGGATCTCCCAGATGCCTGTGTCGCCCGGGTCGCGGACGAGCGCGGGTGCCGCAGAGCCCGGGGTGCCCTGCCGGACGACGGCGCGCACCGTCCAGTCCGAGCGGTCCAGGCGCAGGACCACCCGGTCAATGCGGGCTGAGCTGCTGGCATTTGCCGCGATGGTGAGGGCGTCGCCGGTGCTCCCCGACGTCCAGGCGTGCCCGCGAACGGACGCTGCCACGCCTGAGCGAATGGTGACGGTGAGCCCTGCCCCGGCCGCCACCACAGCAGCGTCAGCAGGTGAGCCGTACACCCCGTCGTCGGAGAACCGGCCGGCCATCACCTCGTACTCGCTGTCGGTGACCGCCCGGTCGTTGTGCCCGGGGCTGGGCCATGAGTCCTGTGCCACTATCTGGCCTCCAGTCGTCCGAGTCTGCGGGCCAGGTCGCGCACCAGGCGGACCGTGGCTGTGGTGGTCGTCTTGTCGGAGGAGCCGATGACCGAGGTCACGAGCTCCCCCTCATCCGGGGTGGCTTCGAGGCGGATCGTCTGTACGAGGTCGGTGACCTCCAGCCCTGTGGGGAGCTGCACCGTGACCCGGTCGCCGAGCCAGAAGTCCCGGCCCGCGCGGAGGTCTTCGGTGTCCACAGTCACCGTCGCCAAGCTCGCCTGCGGGTTGTCGTTGCCGAACTCCAGGACGCCGGCCTGCGTGAGCTCCCCAGCCGAGTCGTCGTTGGTGCCCGACTTGTCGACGAGCTTCTCCACGCGGTACCAGTCAGCCGCCGCCCCCGAGGAAACCTCGACATAGGCGCGGGTGTTCGGCGGGGTCGCTTCCTGTGCGGGGTCGTTGCCGCCCTGGACGAGCTGCTGCGTGGCGAGCGGCGCCGCCATGGTGAAGGACACCGAGCGGAGGTTGCCGAGCCCCGCAGAGAATCGCGCCGTGCTCGTGAGATTGCGCGGGGCGTACACCCCGAAGCGGATCTCGTCGCCGACCTGTCTCGTGCGGAACCCGAGGCCGTCACTGGCCGCGGCAACCCGGCACGCGTCGAGGAGCGGTTCGAACCGCGTCGACACCGTGCGGTTAGTACCGACCCCCGCCACGGTGTCCAGGGCCAGCCGCTCGATGCGCCGGGCTGCGAGCGCGACCGGCCCACAGTTCTCGTTGACGAGGGTCCGGATGATCGTCTCAGCGTTTGCCGCCGTCAGGGTCCGCACCACGTCAGGGCTCGTGGTCTGGTCCGCGAACCCGAGCCACGGCTCCGGGTACGTGAGGTACCCGGCGACCCTGGCCAGGTCATCGGAGAACACGACCTGCACCGTGCCCGGAGACGCGTTGCCCGCGAGGTCCCACACATAGTCCTGCGGCTGCTCCATCGGGCCCGCGCACCAGATAGCCCCGTCACGGATGACGACGAGCCGGTTGCCCGGCTGGAGTAGCTCCATGTACTCGGGGTGCGCCGGCAGACTGACCGACCCGGACGCGGGCGCGTTGAAGTTGATCTCGGCCTTGAGGTCTGTCCACCCATGGAGCGGGTCCCCGAGCACAGCAAGGTTCCTGTCGGTGACCAGCAGTTGAATGCTCATGCCGTCTCGTGCCTCGGGTAGAAGACGAGGTCCACAGCCGATCCGATCTCGGCCCCGTCCAGCTGGAACGTCACCGGGGTCGTGCCCGGAGGCAACCCCCACAGGACAGCGCCCGGCCAGTTGAGACCGCCGACGAGGTTCTCCCCGGTGTCGGAGCGGACCCGGGGCGGGTCGGTGCTGATCGTGACCCTCTCCCCGGTGAGCAGCTCCCCGTGCACGGTGTCGTCCATCGTCAGGGTGAAGCTGTCCCCGGTGTCCTCCCGCGTGAACGTGATCGCCGACGCGGGGCCGGTGATGACCCACGTCGGCCAGACCTCCACGTCACCAGGGTTCGTGACGTCCGTAGCCCCGAGCACCTGCGACGACGACACCGATGGGAACGGCACGAGGTAGTCCACCTGCGTGCCGGTCTCCCGGTGCACAGTGACCGCCTCGGTGCTCACCCAATACGGATCCTCGCACCACAGAGTCACGACCGCGCTGTCCCACGTGATGCCCGTCGCGTGCTGTCCCCGCCCGTCCCACCCGTCGGAGTAGTGCACGGCGATCCGGCGCACCCGCCCGTCGGGGAGCGCCACCTCCAGCAGTCCCGGGCCCTCCCGCAGCGTGCGAGTGAACGCCCTGGCCAGAGCCCGCCACGTGTCCATGAACGTGGTGTGGTTGGTCCCCTTCACGAGGACCGGCCACACGATCGTCCGCGGCTGAGCCTGAACGTGCCGGAGCCGTGCACCACCGCGCGGGTGCGGGTCCGACGTCAGCGTGTACGAAGCCGCACCCAGACCCGACACCCCATCCGCCAGGGCGTACCAGTCGAGGGACGTGTCCGTCATCGGCCACCGGGTCCCGGTCGGATCGATGTACGTGATCGACGCGTACCCCACGTCGGGGATCTGTATCGGCGGCGGGATGACCGGGTCGTCCGGCGTGATGACCGGTGCTGTAATCAGGGGCATTTACCTGGGCCTCCCCACACGCTGACGTGCCTCTTCCTGCCGCGTGATCAGCCGCAGGTCGTCCGCCCCGATCACGCTGGACCGCGGGTACACGTTGTACGTGACGGCCGGCCCCGAGGAGCCCGCCGTGCTCGTCGACGCGACCGACGCAGCACGACCCGCAGACGGCGCCGCACGCCCCGTCGGCAGAGTCCCGGAGTTGAGGGCGTCCAGAAACTTGAGCCCGTACCGGCCCACCGACTCGGCCTTGACGACATACTCACCGTTCGACACCGCGGCAAGGATGCTGTCCGACGTGCCCGTTCCCGGGCCGCGCACCACACCACCGCCAGGGAATCCGACGAGCCCACCGTCCGCATACTTCAGCTGCGCGCCGTAGGACCCCTGCTTGCGGGCCGCGGACCCATCGCCGACGGTCACGAACTTCGTGGTGATCGTGACCGTCTTGCCGTGCATCGAGTTGACTGCGGACTGAGCGGCAGCGAGCTTCCGTTTCAGATCGGAGATCTCGCCCTTGATCGCGGTCTGCTTCTCCTTCGGCGCCCGAGCCAGCCGCTCTTTCGCGTCGGCCAACTTCGCCTTCAGGTCGGTTACATCCCCCTTCAGGAATGCGGTCTTGTTCGGGGTTTTCATGATCTGGTCGGCGAGGGTCCTCGCCTGCTTCTCCGTCAGCCCCATGGCCTGAGCCGACCGCAGGAAAGCGGCACGGCCGCGCTCGTAGATCCCGGAGACCTCGGACCACGAGGACCCCGACTCGCGGGCCGCTGCGGTTGCCGCGTCGGTCTTCGCCGCCAGGTCAGACAGCGACGTCGCCGCGGACCGCTGCTTCTCGGTGTTGAGAGTCAGCTTCCCGTTGTGCATGTCGAGCACGCCGGCGTTCTCCTTCGCCGCCTTCGCCGCTGCATCGATGGCCGCTTCGAACCCGATCATCCCGCCGAGCCCAGCGCGCTGCACATCGTTGAGCGCCTGGATCGACTGCCGCAGACCGTCCGCGCTGTTCTTCTGCTCCTGCAACGCGGCCTGCACTTCGAGGGCCTGCGTACCGAACAGGCCCTGCGTCTCGGCCGCTAGCTGTGCCTCGAACCGCGCGGCCTCTACCGCTGCCTTGTAGTCGCCGAGGCCCGCCGTGAACTTCGCGGCCTGCTCCGGGTCCATCTTCGCCGTCATGCCTTCGATGGCCTTAGCCGCAAGGTCAGCATTCCCCGCGGACACCATCCCGGCCAGCGCGTCGTCGATGGAGTCCAGGGACTCGGTCAGCTTCTCCGCAGCGTCACCGCCAGACAGGAGTCCGCCGGTCCACTTCTCGCCCCAGTTGTTGAACGACTCGGCCAGCGACGGGTCAAGAACCTCGTCGATCTGCTTCCGGAGCTTCTCGAAGTCCTTCCCGAACGACGATGCCGCCGCCCCTGTGACCTGCCCCGTGGCCGCGAACTTCCCCAGCGACGTGGTCAGCTTGTCGACGTCGGGCGCGGTGTCCTTCCCGCTCTGCCCCAGCTCGGACAGCAGGACCAGGAGCAGCCCGATACCCGTGCCCGCGACCGCGACCTTCGCCGTGCGGGACAGGGTGGTGATGGCTGCGCTCACGCCCGCGAGGCGCGTTGGTGCACCGGCCGCCGCGGTGCGCATCAGGAGCAGCTGACCGGCGAGGACCCCCAGAGCAGCACGCCCGGCAGCAGCACCCGCAGCAGCAAGCTTGATCGCCTTGATCGCGATGGCCGCCTGCAGCATCGCCGCAATCGCCCCGGGAGGCACCGCGGCCACGATCGCCGACAGAGCGTTGATGAGATCGAGCATGCCGACCCCGACACCCGACGCCCCGTCGAGCAGGTGGATCACAGCCTCGCCGACGTTGCGGAGCGTGTCCCCGACGACCGGGCCCGCCTCGCGCGCGTAGTCCATGAACTCCTGGACCCCACCGCCAACGGATCGCTGGTCCAGCGTCGCGAAGAAGCTGACTGTCCCGTCCACCGCGTTGCGGAGAGTCTTCTCCGTGTAGGTGGTGAACTTGTCGTTGAGCCGGTCGAAGCCAGGCGACGAGACACCGGCGCCGACGAGCGTGATCAGCCGGTCGAACTGGCTGCTCGCTGCTGTGACCAGGCCCGTGGTCTTCGGCAGCAGCGCGTTCGTGACCGCAACGCCCTTGATGAACGGGGCCATCACGTCGCCGGACAGCTCATCCGACCACTCGGCATACGCGTCCGACAGCAGCCCGACTGCTACCGCGGCCTTGCGCGTCTCCGGCGGCAGAGACGACAGCTTCCGCTGGTACGCCACCTGCGCTTCGGCAGCCTTCTGCGACGCGGCGCCCGACTCCTCTACCGCATCCTCGTAGGCGGTGTGCGCCTCGCGCGCCTCGGTGATCGCCCCGATCTGCGGGCCGAGCGCCAGAGCGTACGCGCCGGCCGCGACACTCGCCGCGCCCAGCTGTGCACCGACAGCAGCAGCTGCACCCGCCAGACCGGCCGCGGCAGGGATCGCCGCAGGGGCCAGGCTGATCAAGGACGACTTGAGCTTGTCGCCGAAGTCGCCCAGCTTGTTCGTCAGGTTCGCGAAGCGCTCGCCGGTGCCGTTCGTGCCGTCGCGCAGCCGCCGGACAGCCTCGTCGGTGGTGAGGAGGTTGCCTTGCAGGTCACGCAGCGACCCGTCAGCGTCCCGGGTGAACCCGGCGATGGCCCGGCTGCTGTCGTCCGCCGCATCGTTCATGCGACGCCGCAGCCGGTCCGCGCTGTCGCCCGCACTGTTGAGCGTGCGGGACAGCGCGTCACGGCCCTGCAGAACGAAGTTGAGCGTCGTCACCGGTCATCCCCCTTGCTGGGCTGCTACGTGGCGGGACACCCACGCGACCGCCGACTCAAGGTCGGCGGCGCTCAGGTGCTGGATTTCCCAGGGGCGGATGTGCAGGTAGTGCGCGAGGAGCCACCGGTATTCGTGGATCAGGCCGCGGAGTCCTGCGGGTCCTTGACCAGGTGGCCTTTTCCCACGGCCTCAAGGGCAGCGTCGATGTCGGCCCGGTCGTGGGCGAGCTTCCGCAGGTGCGGGAGCATCGTGTCGATCGCGGAGTCCTCCGACGCTGCGAGCGCCTCGGCGAGCAGGTTCGACAGAACGTCGTCGATCTCCTCGCGCTCCAGGCGCGCCTTCAGCCGGCGCCGCCACCCGGGCACGTCGAACTTGTCGAACGTCAGCCCGGTCTCGGTGCGCTTGCGGACCGCCCACAAAACCGCGCGCATCGCCGTCGGGTCCTGCGCCCGGAGCCGGTCCTCCACCTCACGCCACGCCGTACCGCCCATCGCACCCTCGATGTCAGCGGACTCGATCGCGGACAGGTCGCTCGTCGACACCGTCTCGGTCGTGCCGTCCGCCTGCTCGTACGTGATGATCATCGGCCCTGCTCTCTCATTCGATATCGCGGCGCACGTCGTCAGCGACTCGTGACACCTCTGCTGTCATGCGCGGCGTGCTGGCTCGCACGGTCCGCGACCACCACCCGGCCGGGCGTGCCCACTGCGTCGCCCACCTGCGCCGGTTCCCGAACACCGGGTGCCGGACGCGGCCCTCGTCGATCACCCACGGCAGGTTCCGCATGTCGTGCGGCAACCGGGATTTGTCCATCCACACCCGGGCCCCGGGGCTGGCACCGGTCCGGACGCTGATGCGGATCCCACCGGCGAGCGTCGCCCGCAGCGGTCGCGTCGTTGTCGTACGGCCACCACGAGACCCCGGGCGACGCCCCTCGGACACGAGCGGCTGACGGCGGATCGCCTGCTGGAGATCCCGCTGTAGGGGCTCGGCCGCCCGCCGGATCCTGCGGGCGAAGTTGCGTTGCAGCCTGGCGCCGCCCGCCGCCCGCAGGCGACGGGACAGCGTCAGCAGCTGCCCGGTACCGAGGATCTGTACCGAGCCCGCCATGTCAGCCGCCGCCCCCGCCGGACACGGCCGGGATGGTGACGTTCTCGGCAGGCTCCGACGTGATCGCGAACTGGCACATGATCTGTGCAGCACTGTCCAGTTCCCGCACCTTGGCCTGCGACGTGACCGTCGCCGGGTACACGTCCATGGTCTGCGTGGGCACGTCGCCCTCGTCCATCCACACGACGAACCCGGCCGCCTCGCGGATGAGGAGTTCCCGGACGTCCTCGCCGTCCTTGCTCGCCCAGAACGTCAGGCTGGAGTCGGCCGCGGTGATCGCGCCGCCCACAACCGGGGTGAAGCGGCTACCGAGCGCCGGAGTCTGCACCGTCTCCGAGGTGGTCTGCCACCCGGCCATAGCGCCGGTCTCGCCCTCCAGCGCCGTACCCGCGTCGAGCTCCGACCGGGTCGGGCTGGCCAGCGACGCGATGGTCGGCACCCACAGCACGCGCGTCACACCGCGCCGGTAGTACCTCGTTGAAGCCGTGATCGGCGTAGCCATCAGCTGTTCTCCTTCTGCGTACGCCGACGGCCCGATGCCGCGGCTGTCTTGGACGGCTGCCGGCCACCGACGACCGTCCAGCCCATTCGCTCGTATGCGGCCACGGAGATCTCCGCGACCTCGATGTCCTGCCCGGCGGGCAGGGTCGCGTGCTGCATGCGCACCATCGCGGGCTCCTCTCCTACGTGAAGGCGCGGCCGGCCACCGTCAGCAGCAGCCGCGCTTGTACGCCTCGGTCGGTCTGGTCCTGAACCAGCTGGCTCGCTTCGATCGCGACCTCCAGCGACCGCAGCCCCACCGACGGATCCGCAGCGAGGAGCAGTTCGAGGCGGGCGCCGATCTCGTACACGCGTTGCCGGGCGGCCCTCACCTCTGTCTCGCCCCGGGTCGCGATCACCGCGACCGTGAGTTCCATCTGTTCCTCGCGCCCGGTGGCCAGGGACGCCCAACCGCCCAGTGCCTGCGCCGCCTGAAAGTCCCCGTCGGGGTCACCGTTGAATCCGACGACGAGCCAGTCCGGGGACTTGGCCTCGCTCATCTCCGGCCCGTCGACCACCACCACCCCAGACAGCCCGGGGTCCGCGGTGAGTTCGGCCATGAGCGCGTCGATCAACTCCGGGATCCTGCTGGCCATCACGCCACCCCCGGGGGCTGCTTGTACGGCTCCAGCAGCTGCAGCACCCGGTTGGGCACCGCGTACCCGAAGCCGGGGATCGGCTCGTTCACGGAGAAGTCGTTGCTGCTGCCGAGCACCCCGCCGCGGCCCTGGCCCAGCTGAGTTCGCCACAGATGCTGCAGCAAAATGCGCGCGGCCACGTTGATCGTCGGGGGGATCTCCCCGCGCCCTGCGGTGTAAGTCACCGTCCACGGGCCGCCGGAGAACTTCCCGCCGCTCGTGCGGCGCACAACCCCGGACGGGCCATCGACGTGGAGGCCGGCCAAATCGAGGGGCGTGCCACCGTCCATGATCGGGACGATTGCGGTGATCTCCTTGACCGGGGGCTGCAGCAGCGCCAGGTAGCGGCCCTGCCCGTCCACGGTCTCCGTCACCTCCCGTTCCTCGACCGGCCCGGTGTGCCCCTCGATGACCGCGGTCAGCGCCTCGATGTACGCCTCAAGCTCAAGGTCATTCGCGTCGGTCGCAATGTTCAACTGGGCCTTCGCCTCGTCCAGGGTCAGGAGCGCCACAGCAGCCCCCTACCGGGTCTCGGCACGGCGGGACCGGCCACCGCCACGCGACCGCGCCGCAGCCTTCTCAGCGCCCGCAGGGACGGTGTCCTCGGCCAGCTCAGCCCGCACACCATCCGCATACGCCTGGGCGGTAGCCGCGTCCACGTCGACGAGCTCACCCGGCACCCATGAGAAGTCGACGGCGGCGATGGACTGCAGGATCCGGATACGCGGCATGCGCGCCCCCGTTCAGTGAGGGGGCGGCCCCCAGCAGATGCCAGGGGCCGCCACAGGGATAGGGGGATCAGGCGGCGTCGCCGTGCTCGAACGTGCGGAACGCCGACGCGTCGTCCGGCTTCGCGTCGAGGCGCATGAAGCCGAAGAACCCGACCTGCAGGTAGTCGGCGTACCGCTCCTCCAGGCGCATCATCTGACCGCCGGCCACCTGCCGCACGACGTACGCGGCGTTGATGTCGCCGAACCCGAACGACGCGGCCTCGGGCGCCGGAGCGGCCACACCGTTGTCGATGAGGACCGGGCTACCGAGGAGCGCCGACGGGTGACCGATCTGCACGGACGGTTCCCAGAGCGGCCTGCCATCCCCATCCTTGAGCTTCCGGGCCAACTTCAGCCCAGCGTCGGACGTGACGAACTGGGCACTGGTCCGGTACGCCGGGTCGATGCTGTGCTGGAGGTCGATCAGGTCGTCGTACGTGAGCGCCGCCGTCGCCGACACGCCACCGGTCACGCCCGCGGTGGCGTTGGTGAACAGGCCCTCGGGCTGGGAGGAGCCGGTGCCGGTGACGAGGTGCGCGGCGACCGCGCGGCCGATGCGCTCACCGAGCTTCGTGGTCAGCCACGACTCCATGTTGAACGCGTTGTCCTGCAGCAGCTGCAGGCTGAGCCTGACGAGCTTGGAGGTGTAGGTGTACGCGCCGAGGGTCTTCTGACCGAGGGTGACGTCCTGCTCGGTGATCTGGCTGTTCTCGGCGAGGATCGCCCCGACGTTCGCGGTGTCGTCGGTCGTCGGCCAGTTCAGCGGGTTACCGCTGGCGGTCGTGATCACGTTGGCCGCACCGAGGAGACCCCCGTAGGCCTTCATCGTCTCGGTGATCCGGGCGAGGGTCTCTGTCGGGATGAAGTACCCGCCGGCCGAACCGGGGCTCGTGGCACCGGCGCGGACCTCGGCCTGGTTCGACATGAGCAGCTGGCGCTGCTCGTTGGTGACGCCGGACATGCCCCGGCGGGTGAACGCCTGGAACGCGTCCCGGTACGCGGCGTCGGCGGTCGCCTGCCGGTCCTCGGGGTTCTCGGCCGCCGGGTCGCCGGTCGCGACGACCACGGTGTCCCGCTGGACGGCGTCCAGGCGGGCCATGCGCTCCATGCGCTCCACGTCCTGCGACGCGGCGGTCAGGTCCGTCTCGGCCGCGTCCCAAGAGGCACGCTCCTCGGCGGTGAGGTCGCGGCCCTCGCGCTCGGCGGTGGCCTGGATCTCCTGCATTTGAGACCAGGTGTTCGCGCGCTTGTCGAGGGCGCGCTGAAGAAGAGTAGTCATGGCGAGGTGTCCTTTCACGGCACGCCAAACAGCCCCCGACATGGCGGGGGCTGCGGGGGATGGGTAGGTCAGCGCGGGAGCCCGTAGCGGGCAGCCAGCGCTCTCATGCGCACATCGAGGGGGATGCCTATCGGCTGAGTGGACACGGCCGGCTCAGCAGGCACCGTCTCGCGAGTGGACCCACCCGGCTCGCGGTCGATGTGTACGAGGTCCATGAGCTCGGGCCGGAAGTGCGCCCGTGCTTCGAGTGCGGCAAGGTCGCCGCGGTGGTCGAGGGCGCGCGCTACCGCCTTCACCTCGGCCTCGGTGTCGGGGTACGCAGGGAACGTCACGGCGCTCACCTCGATGAGGCGGACTTCGCGGATGACGCGCACGTCCACCTGCACCGGATCGGCGCCCTCGATCTCTACTTCCTCGGTGTTCCATTCGTCCTTGATCACGTAGAACCCGAAGCTCATGCCGGTGATGTTCTTGTTCCGGACATTCGCCTTCAGGTCACGCACATAGGACAGCTCGGTGTCGAGAGCCGAGTCGACAGCCAGGCCGCTCGCGTCCTCGGCCAGAAGCAGGCTGCCAGCAGACACGCGGCTTACGACGTAGTAGGAATCGTGGTCCACGAGAAACCGGGCGTCGCCCTCGGTGAGGGTCTTGGTGTAAGCACCGTCGGCGATCTCCTCGTAGAAGCCCCAGCGCAGCGGGTTCCCGATCGCCGTCCTGCTGTTGAACTTGGCGGCGTACCCGGTGAACCGGGCGGTCGCATCCTCGTCGGCACGGACCTGCACCCCGGCGTCCGCCAGGGACAGGCGCCGCGTCTCAACCCCGGTCATCGTCGCGGGCATCGTCGCCTCCTTCAGTGGCGGACAGGGCCATCAGGCGCCGCGCCTCGGCCATGTGAGCAGCCGCACGGGCGGGGAGGTCCCCGCCGTTCTCGGCCAGTGGATTGGACCCCAGAGGGGCCATGTACGTCGGCTGTAGCAGCGTGTCGCCCTCGGGGCCCACGGGCGGCAGATCCTCAAGGGACCTGATGTCGTTGGACGTCATCACGCCCGTGTCACGCATCGCCCGGTAGAACGTCGCCCGGCTGCTGGAGTCGCCCCGGAGGAGGCCGCCCAGCTGGTACCGGGAGTACTCCCGGCCGGGTGTCAGCAGCTCCTTGTTGATGCGCTGCTCCGTCGGCGCCAGCCACGTCGGCGCCAGGTCCCATGTCACGAACCCGGTCGCCTGCTGCTCCAGCCCTGTACCCCAGCTGGTGCTCTTCTCCGTGGCCATAAGGAGGAACGGGGGCACCCCGAACATCCTGCTGATCTCGGTGATCTGGAACTCGCGGGACTCCAGGAACTGGGAGTCCTTCAGCGGCATCGTCACCGGCTGGAACGACGCACCCGAGTCGAGGACGGCGATCTCGTGGGCGTTCTCGATCCCACCAATCTTCGCCCGCCACCCGGCCTTGAGCGCCTTCGCCTGCTCCGCTGTCAGCCGCTGCTCGGTCTGCAGTACGCCGCTCATCAGGTTGCCGCGGCCGAACAAGCGGGCCGCCCCCTTCTCCGCAGCCTGCGCGAGGCTGATGCCCTGCGCCGCCAGCGACACCGGAGACAGCCCCTTCAGCCCGTCGTACCCGAGACCGGGGATGTGCATCACGTCGCGTGACGTCAGGGCGTGCAGGACACCCCACTCGTCCGTCACGAAGAACCGTTTGCCGGTCGGCTCCCCGTCCTCGACCCGGACCCGCTTGACGTCCACCCGGTCCGGGCGGATCGGCCACAGCTCCTTCACCTGCCCCGACGGCGCCCGCACCTTCTGCAGGAACGCGTTGCCCCACAGCACCCGGTGCACGTACGCCAGCCGCCACAGCTCCAACGGCGTCAGCTCCGGGTGCGGATCATCGAGCAGCGGCGAGGCTGCCCGGTCCTTCGTCCCCGTCTTGTACGTGTGCAGAGGCAGCGACGCGGACACCCCGGAGATCAGCGCGACCGCCCGCCACACCGCCGGCGTACGCAGGCTGGACCGCTCCGACACCGGCACCCCGGCGTCCGTCGCAGCCCCACCCATCCAGTCCAGCAGCGACGAGTCCGTCAGGGGGACCGCCGGATTCTCCAGCGTCGCCCGACTCTCGAACAGCCCGAAGAGGCTCACCTTGTCCCCTTCCGTCGTCCCTGCTCACGCTCGATCGCCAGCACACCGAGCACGCCAGCCAGGACCACCCCGGCGGGCACCGACCACAGCCCGACCCCGACCACCACGGCCAGGACGAACAGCACTTCCAGCACGAACAGCAGCGCGGTCACCACAGGTTCGGTGCCCCTTCCGGCTCCACATCCGCACGCTCCGCATGCCCCCACGCGGCCAACGTGCAGCCCACAAGCGGGCTGATGTCCACCTGCACCCCGCGGCGCGCCCAGCCCCACCCGTCACCGATCGGGCGCTTGTCCGCGCCCGCCAGTGCCGTAGCGAGGGGCGCCTGATCGAGGTGCACGATCGTCTGCTCAGCCACCCCGTCGAAGAACTGGCCGGCCGCCGCAGCGACCTGCCGCGTCTTCGGGATGACGAGCAGGGCGTCCACCTCGTCGTCTGTCAGCCCCGCGTCCTCCCGCAGCGCCTTGCGGACTGCGGGCACCAGGGACCCGGCGGGGCCGCCCTCGTCGATGACGACAGCGCAGGGGCTCCACTTCGTGACGAGCTCGGCCAGCCGCTCAGGTGCCCACCCGGTGCCAGGCCGGTGGTCGATAACCTCCACGTGCCGCGCGTCGCCGCTCGCCCCGGCCGCACAGATCGCCGTGTGCGACCGCTCAGGCGTCGTGTCGAGGGCGAACGCCACCGGGTCCGCCATGCTGCTCGTGCCGTCCGCGAGGGCCCGCCACACGTCCTCGTCGATGACCCGCCACGTGTCCTCACCGTCGGTCGGGTAGTCCCCGACACCGAGGCGCTCACGAGCGAAGATCTCGTTACTCATCGTCAGGCGCTCCCGCTCCGTGTGCTCCAGCGTCAGGCGGTAGCCCAAGGCGGGGTTGGCTTTCGCTACGGACAGTGGTGACAGCGGGTCGTCATGGTCGGTGCACCCCGGCGGGCACTCCCGCACGTGAGGGTCGATCGACCACTCCATGTAGGCGAGGGAGGGGTCAGGCGTCCCGGACAGCATCGCGTCCAGCGCACGGCGCCGCAGACGGGCCAGCTGGACGGACGGAGAGCCGATCCCGGCTGACCCGAAGTACCAGACCTGCGGGTCCTGCACGGCCGCCATGGTCGGCATCAGGGCGCCCATGGCGTCGTCACCGAGGATCATGTCCTCGTCCAGGATGTTGCAGTTGCCCGTGAAGCCGCGGCCGGAGCCGCCGGAGCGCGCCAGGAAACGGAGACGCTGCCCGGTCAGGAGCTCGATGGCCTCTTCCCCGGTGGTCCGGCGGATCGCCTTGACGCGTTTCCGCAGGCTGTCACTGTTCGTGACGAGCGCGACGATGCGCCGGAACGCCTCGATGCTCGTCTTGAACTCGTGGGCCGAGTGCAGGATCAGCCGCTCGCCAAGGAGGAAGAGGCCTGCCAGCTCCCGCGCCTCGATGATCCCGCCCTTCCCGTTCTGCCGCGGCACGTTCACCGCGACCTCGAACGCCGACCACGCACCGTCAGGACGCTCCCCGAGCCCCACGTGAAGGGCGTGAGCCTGCCAGTCATCGAGCACGAGGCCCGCGTGAGCGGCCAGCTCGATGGCCTCCTGGCCTGCTGATGAGGTGTACGAGGGCGCGGTGAACACCCGCGGGCGCTGTACGCCGAACCCAGAGGGCGCGTCGTCAGGCGCCACGGCGCTGGGACCGTCGAGCAGCGAGGTCATCGAGGACATCCCCCTCTGTCGCAGGCGGCGCAATGGCCCGAAGCTTGGTCATGATCGCCATCAACTTGTCCGCTACGACGGCCTGTGATGTCGGAGCGTCACCGGCTGCGATCTCGTCGAGCGCCTCGGCGAGCCTGATCGCCACGGCCGCCATGCCAGGAGACACCGAGGTCACACCGAGTTTGTCAAGCTCTTCGCGGATTCCGTCAGCGATCATGACCCACCCCCGTCACGCACCGTAATGTCACAGAGAGTGAAGCCACTAATTGGGTCAGCAGTGAAGCTCGGGCGATTAGTGGCTTCAAAAATGGCCGCGCAAAAAACAGGGCGACAAGGGCGTTTGGGTCGCCCCCTATGGCCCCGAAGTTTTGATCCACTCCCCGGGGTCTGGGGCCGCTCGTCGGCTCGCTCGGAGTGGCCGGCGAACGCGTTCGCGAGTGTGTTCACGGCCTGTCACCAGGCCCGGGATGCCTGCCGCGTGACCGGCCGTGATCCACCCTTGCGCCTGTCCCGATACCAGCGGGTGACGACTGCCTCCATGGCGGGCTGCCTCATGTCCCGCACGCGCTGTCGCACGATCGCTTCGCCTGGGTCGACGGTGACGATGCGTGCGCCGAGCCGCTTGTATCTGGCGCGTGCCTTGGCCTGCGGCATGGTGTGGATGATCCATACGTCCACGGTGCCCATGACCTGCTCGGCCTCGTGGATGGCCGCTTGCCTGGCCCGGTGGACTACCCGCAGTAGCGCGGGGTGATGGTCGTGGTGGTCGGCTCCGGGGCCGGCCATGGCCAGGGCCATCAAGTCGAGGTCGATCACGATGTCCGTGGGCTTGGCGTGGGCTCTGATGTGGCTGCTCTTGCCGGCACCGGGGGGGCCGGTGACGACGATCAGCATGGGGTCAGGTGGTTTCGAGCGTCGTGATGCGGGCGGCGAGCTCAGCGAGGATGCCTTGCACGGTCGTGGCGGTGCCGGGGCCGATGGCGGTGGCGGTCACCTGCGTCGCGGTGTGGACGTGGTTGCCTGCTGCGGCGTTGGCCGCGCCAGTGCCGACGACGACGGACGAGGTACCCGCGCCGATGGCGGTGCGGGCGGCTGCTGCGTCTGCTCCTGCGCCGATGACGGCGGGCTTGCCGGTGACGTCGGCCCATGCGACGGTTCCGCCCTCGCCTCCTTCGAGGTCGCTCTCGATGACGGTGATGTCGCGGACGGCTTGCTGCGGGTCGTCGTGCGTGCCGGTGGTCAGGCGGGCGTACGTGGTCATGGTCACCATCTCCGTGGGTGTGGCGCCGGGAGCCCCCGGCATGTGACGTTGTGCCAGCCAAGGCGGCAGGCAAGGCGGCAGGGTACGACGTAGACGAACTCTCTGGGCTCCGTGAGGGCGAGCCGAAGCCAGTACTCCAGGGCGGTGCTGCACTCGCTGCGGTAGCGGTAGCGCATGGTCACCATCTCCGGGAGGCTCGGGGCTGCTTGATCGAGGTGCGGTTGCCGCGGGCGCTGTTGCACCGTCGGTGCGCTGAGCGGGCGTTGGCGGGGTCGAGGAGGCTCCCACCTCGGGAGAGCGGCACGAGGTGATCGAGCGTGAACGACAGCGGGTGCCGTGCGTCAAGGGCCGGGTCAATGTCGTGACCGCACAGCCAGCACGGGAGGCCGGTCGCCTTCACCGCGGCGACGAGGCGGCGGTACGGGCGCCCGTTGCGGGGGTTGCCGGCCACGGGCGCCCCCTTCGGCTACTGGTCCTGCTCGGCCGCGTCGTCGATGGCGTCCTGCAGGGCGTCACGGCCTGCCTCGTTGGACTGCTCCACGCCGTCCGTGTAGGCGTCCAGGTAGGCGTCATCGTCAAGGGCGGCGCACTCGGTAGGTACTGGCTCGAACGGCACGGACCCGCTGTCGTCCGCGGGGAGCTGGGCGACGGCTTCGGTGCACTGCTCGATGACGGCGGCCTGGTCGACCGTGGGCGAGGCGCTCGCGGCTGCGGTGGTGGCCGCGGGCTTCGGGTCGTCGGTGTTGCTGCTGCAGCCGGTGATGGCGAGCAGGAGGCCGGCGGTGATGGCTGCGGCGGTGTGTCTGGCGTTCATGGTCCCCCCAGAGAGTGTGGGGGTCCAGTGTGCCCGGTGTGGTGGTTCCGTGTGTGGGCATGCCGGATCTGCGTCTGACTGTAGACGAGACGTCTCGGCTCGGCAACACGGGTGTGGGCGTGGGTGAGCCCCGCCGACGGGGGATGACGGCGGGGCTCGGCCCGTAGCGCGGCAGCCAGCTCGCGATCAGGTGGATGGTGCAAGTGTCGTCCAGGCTACGGGCCGGGACTGACAACCGGCCTACTTCTGCTTGGTGGCCTTCTCGGTGGCCCGCTTCTGTTGCGACTGCTCGTTGCGCTTGGCGAGGTCGCCGATGCTGATGGTCTTCTCCAGTGCCATGATGCGGGTCCTGTCTCGTGGTTGGGGATGGGGCCCGGGGGCGGCCGGTCGCCTGGCAGTGAGTCGGCCGGCCCTGGTGGTGCTGGGTCAGTTCTCGGGTGTGGTCGCCGGGCTGTCCGTCTCCCCTTGGCGCCCGAGCTGGTCGGGCGCCGCGGGCAGTCGTCAGGCGGCGTGGGTGTCCTTGCGGATCGGGGTGACGGTGATCTGTGCCCCGCTGTGGTCGCGGGTGACGACGACGTTGTTGGCGTTGGCGTTGGCATCCTGACCTGCGGCAACAACACCAACAGGGCCCGGGGGAGTGGTCGGGGAGAGGGGTGCCGGAACGTCGTCCCGGTGAACGCCCGGCCCGTTGCCCACACCGGACACCCGGACGCCCTCCCTCACGCGGACCCCGTCGGCGCCAAGCAGGATGCGGACGTCCTTGGTGGTCCAGGCGGTCCCCGGGTACTCCTCCAGCAGCTGGTCCCGAAGGCCAGTGAGGAGGACGCCGGTGCCGGTGCCGAGCTCGCGGACGATGTCGGCCATGTCCGCCGGGTCGGGGTAGGGCTGCTCCCCCTCGTCCGCTTCGTCGTCCTCCGGCTGCTCCTCGTCGGCGTCCGCGGCGTCCCGGCCGGCGACCCACGCGGTGAGGCACCAGGCGGCGAGGAGGACCCAGAGGGCGCGCCGTTCGGCGAGGGCGATCCCTCCGAGGATCCAGCAGGCGACGACAGCGGCGGTGAGGCGTGCGAGGCGCTCTTTGGGCTCGATGTCGTCCCAGAACGCGTGGGCGCCGCGGGCGGTGCCACGGCCGATGCGGGTGAGGTGGGGTGCGAGGTTCACTGAACGACTCCTGCGTACCAGGTTCCGGCCGCGTTGACGGCCGAGGCGAGGGGGACGGCGGCCATGCCGGCAATGCCTTGGGACAGGCCGAGGAGGATTCCGGCGAAGGCGCCGAGGGCGGTCTGGAGCTTGGGGAGCTTCTTCGACCAGAGGAAGCTGCCGATCATCACGGCGGTCCAGATGGCGAACATGGCGTAGCCGCCGTCGGTGAGGACGACCGCGGTGGCGCGGGTGACGTTGGGGCTGTTCCCGCCGATGCCCCAGACGAGGTAGGCGTAGCCGATGCCGTCGCCGCCCCAGAGGCTGAAGCGGGTGATGAGGCCGAGGGCGCTGACGGGGCCGGCGGCGAGGACGGCGAGGATGCCGAAGGCGAGCGCGATGGTGAAGGGGATGAGCTGTTTCCAGTCGCGGCCTCCCCCGCCGTCGCCTTTCTTGCCTCCTCCCCCGCCCTTCTTCCACCAGCGGAGGACGACGAGGACCAGGATGATCGTGCCGAGGGTGATGCCGCCCAGCGAGACGGCAGGGTTGCCGAGGTTCATGGGTTCCTCAGTGCGGGATGGCCGCGGCGATGGCGGCGAGGGTGACGATGACGGTGAGGGTGGCGAGGATCCGTGGCACTGCGTGGAGGACGAGGGCGCAGAGGACCAGGAACGCGCCGAACGCGGTGATGGCGAAGAACCAGCCGAGGACGTTCATCCGTAGCCGCCCTTCATGCCGTCGGCGTTGCGGCGAGCACGGCGAACAGCGGCGGCCACGGACTGCCGATCAGCGTCAGGTCGCGCTGCGAGGATCGCGTCCACGGCGTCCGTGTTCTTCACGGTGTTCGCGATCTGCTCGCGGGCGAGATCGGCGATGCTCGGCTGCTCGCGATCCGTGTTCGGGCTGGTCGGCGCGTGTTCGGTGGGCAGGGCGCTCGGGGCGATCGGGGGTGTGCTCGGGCTGATCGCGATCTGCTCGGGCTGAGCGATCGGGGCGAGCGCGATCGGCGAGCACCGCTCGATCTCGGCGCGCATCTCCAGCCGCTCCAGGGTGATGTCGAAGTCGGCGCGGTCGCGGGCGAGGGTGATGCGGGCCTGCTGCTGGATCCGCTCGATCGTCGCGTCGGCCCGTCGCTGCTCCTGCTCGCGGCGCGCGTCGTGGAGGCGGGCGGCGTGCTCGCTGTCCCGCATCACCTGGTGGATCTCGGCTTCCTGCTCGGACGTCAGGGCGGCCGGGTCGCGGAGTGCTGCGAGGGCGAACGACCACACGATTTTTCCGACGAGGACGACGAACGGTCCGGCGATGGCCTGGGCGGTGCTGTCGGCTCGGACCCCGTGGAGGACGAGGAGGAGGGCGACACCGAGGGCGATGGCCCATCCGGCGAGGGGGGCGGCCCATCGGGGGCCGATGCGCTTGTACTCGGCCCAGAGGACGGTGAGCCAGCCGATGTCACCGGCGACGGCGACGGACAGGCCGAACGGGCCGGACTCCATCAGGTCGGTGATCGCGTAGCCGGACCAGATGAGGGAGAGGCCGGCGAGGGTGGCGGCGCCGTAGAAGACGCGGGGGCGGGCCATCACAGCCCCTTGGCGATGTCGAGGACGCGGAGGGCGTAGGTGTCGGCGGTCTCCCCGGGGTGGATGGTGGGGAGGGCCATGGCGGCGCGTTCGCTGGCCTCGATGGCGACGACGACGGGGACGCCGTCGGTGAGGACCCATGCGACGCCGTCGAGGGTGGCGTTGAGGGTGTCGAGGGTGAGCGCCTCGAACGGGTCCTCGGACTGGAGGGACGACGCGAGCGCGGTGAGGATCCGGTGGGCGAGCGTCGGCGTGGCGAGGAGCTGCTGGAGTCCGATGTCGAGGGCGTCCATCACAGGGTCACCGCCTGGCGGCCGGTGCGGACGCGGCGCAGGGCCTCGTCCATGTCCGGGTCGGAGTCACCGGAGTGGTGCGGGGCTACACGCATAAGGGTGCGCGTGAAATGATCGGCCATGGCCGAGCCTCCTGGGTAGATCAGGATGGTGTTCGGTCAGGGAGTCGGTCGACGCGCGCGCCCCTCTGGTGTTCGAGCACCAGGGGGAGCTGTTGGCCGGCTCCCGTCTTGCGTTATGCGGTTGTGTTGCGGCCTGGCGTGGCCAGCCCGTGTCTCTTGATCGCTTGGTCCACGGTGGTCCAGGGCTTGTCGAGAGCCTTGGCCACCTTGTAGACCGAGCCCAACTCTGCGACGCCTTCAGCGAAGGCGGTCGCGCGTCGTTCGGCTGCTTCGGACATCTGGGTTCGGAGCTGTTCGAGCAGCTCGTCCTCCTCGTGAACCCGTTGCCGCCAGGGCTTCGTGTTCATGAGGAGGACGCTATCACGTAGGGGCGTGATAGTCGAGGGCTTACGCCACCGCGCCGAGCTCGGTCCAGATGCCGCCGCAGTCTTTGCAGTTGGCCAACGGGGATGCGCCGGCCCCGCCGTAGACGCGGATGGTGCCGGAGCAGTTCGGGCAGGGGTGGGACAACTCGGCTTCTGCTGCCCCGGTGTCGAGGATGCGTTCCACCCGGCGGCGGGCCTCGGCGGCAACAGCAGCGACGTGCTGGTGCTGCGCGTCGGCGAGCGGCCGGAACGGACCCGGCTTCCCCTCGACCCGAGCGAGGAGCCACAGTGCCGCGTACTGGGCGCTGGGCGCCGCCCCGGTGTACCGCCACCGGCGCGGGTCTGCGGCGTCGTCCTGCGCGGCCTGAACCCGGCGGGCGTGGTCTTCCCACACGAGGCGCTCGGCCCGGGTACGGGCATAGGCGGCACGCCGCGGGGCGGGCATGGGGATCGGTGCCCGCTGGACGTACTCGGCAACAGCGCCGGCGCATCCGGTGAGCGCGGCCTGGACGGTGCGCATGGTCTCGTACACCTGGAGCCGGATCGGGATGGGGCGAACACCGATCTGCGCGGGGTCGCGTTCCAGGGCACGCAGCTCGGCCGCCGCTTCGACGTCGGTCTCTTCGAGGGCGGCCATGTACGCGGACAGCCCACGCCCGAACCCGCCGACGGTGGCGGGTGCTCCGAGGGCGTCGGTGAGGTCGGGCCAGGTGGTGATCAAGCTGCGGAGGTCGGCGGCGCTGGTGCTCACGGGTGCTCCTGATGGTGCGGCGGGACAGGGTGCAGGGGGTGGCCGCCCGGGGTGGGGTCCCCGGGCGGCACGGTCACGCGGTGCGGCGGGTGCGGCGTGCTGCTCGTCGGGTGGCCCGGTTCGGGCGGGGCGGGTCCTGCTCGTCGGCAAGCTGCTCGCCGGACCATCCGACGGTGGTGGTCCAGGTGACGCCGGGCCGGGGCGTGTGCTCGCCTCGGGGTGTCGACGACGGGCCGGTCATCGGGTGGCCGCCTCGTCGGACATGCGGCGCAGATCGGCAACAACACGAGTGATGCCGACGTTTTCCGCGCTCTGCTTCCTGGAATTGCGGCGGCTGAGACCAAGCTCGTACTGCTTCTGCCCCTCTGCGATCTGCGCGGCCTCACGGAGGACGGCGGCGCGGTAGGCGTCGACTAGCTGCTCGGGTGTGCTGCCTGCGTTGACGGCGTCGTTGAAGCTGATCGCGGCCAGCAGTTCGTGGCGCTCGGTCATCGGGTCGGCTCCTCGGTGGCGGTGAAGTACGCCTCTCGCCCGGCTGACCGGCAGTACGCCTCGGGGTGCCCAGCGGGCCGGGCGCAGGGCGGGTACTCGGTGCCGGTGGTGGCGGTGGTCTTGCCGCAGAGGGGTCCTTTGAGGCGCCCGTCGTCAAGGAGGGCGAGGAGAAAGCGGCGGGTGCCGTCGGGGATGTCGGCGTCAGGGTCTTCGAGGTAGTCGAGGGCGATAGATCGCTGCTCCACGAGGTTGCGGTCCGTGGTGTTGTCGGTCATGCGGTTTGGTCTCCTTCGATGGCGTCGTGGTCTTGCTGTGCGGTGCCCACGGTGGCGCTGTGTGGCCGTGTGTGCCCGTGTCCGGGGTTGTGGCGGCCCCGGTGGCCCTCCCGGAGGCAGAGGACGCTGAGCGTGGCTCCTGCGGCCAGGAGGGCGGCATGCGGGGCAAGCAGGACGGCGAGGGTCACGGGGCGGTGTCGCGGATGCGGACCGGCGGGGACTTCGGCGGGGGCGGGTCGTTGCGGTGCTTCCACGCATCCCAGCCCTGCACCGGGTGGGCAATCAGCCAGCCGATGTTCTCGGCGGACAGCACCGTGAACATCGCCCAGTAGCGGGCGCCGGTGGGGCGCTTGCCGAAGCGCTGCCAGTTCGCCCAGTCCGAGGCGCGGTGGGCGGGGCGGTAGCGGCCGAGCCCGTATCCGGCGGCAAGCGCGGCCAGGATGGCGAGGGCGAGCGTCACTTCGTCTCCTCGGCCGGGGCGGGGGTGGTGGGCGCCTTGAACCCGCCGCGCGCTACAGCCCTGCGGACTGCGCGGGCATGGTGCTCCCAGTACGACCGGTCGTCCTCGTCGAGGTTGTCCCAGCCCGCGCCATGCGACATGAACCGCTGGTACAGCCACGCGGGAAGGGTGTCGGTCTCCTCGGCCGGGGCGGGGGTGGCCTGCTGCTCGCCGACGGCCTGGAGGCTGTGCCATCCCCGTGCGTCGCCGCAGGATGCGCACAGGCCGGGGGCGCGGGGCGTGTCCGGCACGAACCTCCCGCAGGACTCGTCCTCGGCGGGGGTGGGCGGCTGCGCCTCGCGGGTGAGTTCGTCGGCGGCGGCACGGCACCCATACCGGCAGTTGTCCGGGTGAGGGCAGGGGGCGGACGTGCACCCGGTGGGCTGCTGCGCCTCGTCGGCCAGGCGGCTGCGGTCGTCCTCGGCCATCTGGTCGGCCATGCGGCGCAGCGTCTCGATCGCCTCGGTCCAGGCGGCGGGCGCTGACACGAGGGAGTCCAGCGGGCCGAGAGCGGCGAGCCCGTTCGCCGCCTCGCGCAGCACCTCGGCCCGGGTGACGGTGGGCGTGGTCTCCAGCTGCCCGGTGGTGGTGCCGAGGACCTGCCGGGCCACCACGAGGGCGGCATCGAGGGTGCACGTCCCCGTCGAGCACGGGCTGTGCACCTCGTCGCCCGCCCACGTAGCCGTCTCCGTGTCCAGCCAGTCAGCCAAGGCGAGACCGACCGAGGGGTGCATCAGGGCCATCCATCCGGCGTTGCGCCAGGCGTTGCGTGCCTCGTCCCACGGCTCGTTGCTCATCGTCGGCAGCCAGGCCACGAGTTCGGTGTCGTTGATGTTCGGCCGGTCCGTCAGCACGGTCGCGGTGTGGCCGCCGGTGCTGCCGAGGTGGGTGTCGTGGGTGCGCCACGGGCCGGGCGTGGCGTGGGAGGCGGCCTCACGCAGCAGCGCAGCGGCGGCCCGGAGCTGGTCGGGTGTCTCGGTCACGGTGTTCTCCTTCAGGGTGGTCCTGGTGGCCCGGGGCGACGGTGGTGGTGCCCCGGGCCGGCGGGGGTGGGGTGGTCAGGCGTTGGGGTGCTGGCCGCCGTTGGCCTTGAGCAGCTCCATGAGGAGCTCGGTGTTACCGCCGAAGCTGATCTCGTTCGCCGCAGTCATGGCGTTGCGGGTCCAGTCGGCGAGCACGGCCACAGCGTGGGCAGCGGCCGTTACCTCGGCGTGCGTCTGGAACGCGGCGAGAGCAGTGCCTTCGTGGTGGCTGAGGATCCACCGGTACTGGGACGTCGGGCTGACCTCGGCAGGGATCTCGAAGCTGAGGAGTCCGGGGGCGGGTACCTCGGCGGGCACGGTGAACGGGCCGGACGAGGTAGAGATGGTGGTCGTGGTCTCGGTCACGGTGTGTCTCCGGTGTGTGTGGTGGGATGCTGGGCGGTGGCCGGCCCCGATACCCGCGGGGCCGGCCGTCCTGCGTTCACGGGGTGGTGGCGGCGGCCAGCTCGGGCTGGACGATCCGGTTGAAGCCGTCGCGCCAGGCGTCGCAGTCGCAGAACACGGAGCTCTTCGGGTGCACCAGGCACCCGGCGTGGTACCGGTCGACGGCGGCGAGCAGCGACGGGTGGGCGGTCCGGGTAAGGCCGACGCTGCCGGTGGTCTGCGGGTGGCCGTTCCACGTGCTGGTGACCTCGAACCCGAGGGCTCGAAGCGCAGCGGCCAGGGCGTCCAGCTCGCCGACCCCCAGCGGGTTCGCGGGGGTCTTGAGGTCGTTCGGCCCGTTGTCGATCCACTCGATCTTCGCCACGTCGACGGCGACGACAACGCGCTTCCAGTCGTTGGCCGGGATGAAGCCGTAGAGCCGGTTGGCCGTCGGCGCGGTCAGCAGCAGGCCGCGGTGCAGCCAGGCGTCGTTGGGCTGCTCCGTCTCGTAGAGCCAGTGCAGTCCGGCGGTGAGGATGGTGTCGAGCTCGGTCATGTCGCTCCTGGTGAGGTCGAGCTGCCCGGGGATGGGCTCGGGTGGCGGGGTGTTGAGGAGGGCGCGGGTGCGGTCCAGGGCGGTCGTCACGCGGCTGCTCCTGCTGCTGCGTCGATGCGGGACGGGTGCGGGTTGGCGAGGCGGCGGCCGGTGGCGGGGATGGTGCACGGCGCCCCTGTCGCAGCCCGGCAGTGCGGGCACGGCAGCCGGAGGGCGGTGTGCCGTGGGGTGCCGAGGCCGGCCGGTCGGCGGGCGCCGGTCATGATGCGTCGTCCAGCTGCTGCTCGAAGTCGGCCAGCTGGGCGCGCTCGTCGTCGGTGAGGCGAGCGAGGTAGGCGGCGGCGGCGGCCCGGCGTTCGTCGGCGGCCTGCTGGTCGGCGGGGTCGATGGCGGGGTCACCGGACGCGACACGGATGCGGGCGGCGTGCGGGGTGGTGATGGGATGTCCGCTCCGCTTGCACTGCTGCCCAAGGCGGGCGTGGCACATCGGGCAGGGCACGGACAGGGGACTGACGGTGGCCGTGCCCTCGTCGTCGGTCTTGGGGACTTCGCGGCCGATGAGGGCGAGCGTGTTCTTCATCCGGTCGGCGTCGGAGTTGGCGGGCGGGAGTGCGGCCCGGGCGGGGGCGGGTTCGCGGTGGCCTCCGGCGACGAGGGCGCGCTGCTGGCGCAGGTTCCGCAGGTACGCGGCGGGGTTGTCGTCGTCGGGCTGCGGCTCGTACACGAAGCCGGTGAGGCGGTCGTTGCGGATTGCGGCGCGGTGGGTGCGGATGTCGTGGGGCTGGATCCACAGGCGGTCGCCGGGGCGGGCGGGGGGTGTGGAGTAGTAGCGGGCGACGGCGGCAAGGGTGTCGCTGTCGAGGGGCATGTTGCCGAGGGCGGCAGCCCATGCTTCGGCAGCTGCTGCGGAGGGCTGTCGGTTGTCGAATGCGGCGGCGTGCATGAGGAGGCGGCCGGCCTCTGCGGTATTCATCGCTGCTGCTCCTTGGCTTCGAGTTCGGCGGTGAGGGCGGCCCATCCGGCGACGCGGGCGTCAGTGCCGGTGAGGGTGCGGCCGGTGGGGAGTTGCAGCACGTTGCTGCTGGCGGCGGTCTTGCGGAGTTCGGAGAAGGCGAACTGGAGGGTGCCGCCGGTGACGGGCTTACTGAGGTCGCCGATGCGGGTGAGCGCGTTCCAGAGTTCGCCGGGCTGGACGCCGTTGTTGAGGGCGTCGGTGATGGCGCGGCGGATGGAGTGCTTCCCCTGGGCTGTGGTGTGCCCGTACTGCTCCCACCATTTGTCGAGAAGGGTGTCTGCGGGGGACGGTTCGCGCCGTCGTGCAGGGGGGTTCTCTGATGGTTCTGTTGGTGGTTCTACTGGGGGTTCGGGTGAACTCTGGACGGGGTTACCGGGAGTATTGTTCGGGGTTTCTGTCGCAGAGTTCGGGGTTTCGTGCTCAAAGTTCGGGGTTTCCGACCCTGATTCCCCGTCGAATGTGCGGGGTTCTTCGTCCATAACCCCGTCAGATGTGCGGGGTTTCGGAGTGACCCGGTACCGGTTCGACCGGTGCCGACCGCCCCCGTTCTCAACCTCCAGTTCCTCGATTTCAACGAGGCTCGCGATGCCCTTCTGTACCGCCCGAGCCGACAACTTGGTCCGGTCGGCGATGTCCTCGATCGACGGCCACGCGAGCCCGTTATCGTCCGCCCGGTCAGCAATCGCGAGCAGGACCAGCCGCGCCCCGTTGCGGGACTTCGACATCGCCCACACCCAGTTGGTGACCTTGATGCTCACGCGGTCCTTCTTCCGTACGGATCGTGGTGGTGCGGGTGGTGGGCCCGGGGCGCGGCGGCCCCGGGCCGGTGGTCAGCGCGAGGCGGGGCCTTCGAGGAGGCGGAGCCAGCGGGCAGGGGTTTTCATCCGGTAGAGGACGGCGGGGTCGACGACGGCCACGACGGTGGCGGCCGGGCACTGCCAGGACAGGCCGGGCTCGAAGCAGTCCGGGTCCGGTTCGATGTCGTCGTCGGGCTCGACTCGGTAGAGGGCACCGTCTGGGTGGAACGCGGCGTACGCGGAGGCCACGCCACGGTCCGTGGTGAGGTAGACGATGTCCGTCCGGCGGGCGTAGGCGGGGCCGCCCACCTCGTCGGCGTAGGCGGACAGGCGGCGGGTGGTGCCGGTGGTGTCGGGCGGGAGGATGCGGTCGCCGGGGCGGAGGCCGGGGTGCCCGCCGTGGAAGTACGGCATCAGGCGGCGCTCCGTTCGGTGAGGGGCTTCGTGGTGCCGGTGTTCCGCAGGCTGCGGACCTCGTCGGTCTTCGCCTGCTGGCACGCCGGGCATGCCGTCTCGCCGCGGTTCCGGTGCGCCTTGTAGCCGTTGACCGTGCCGCACTTCATCGGCTTCAGTGCGGCCTGCTCGGCCCACTGCCGGGCGCGCTGGTCGCGGATCGTCTGGTCGGTGAGGTGCTGGACGCACCCGTCGTGGTCGCAGTCGGCAAGGACTTGGCCGACCGGCGCCCGGTCCCGGGTTGCCCGCCATGCCACCTGGTTTGGGGAGCGGCGGGTTCCGTTGATCCGGACTTCGTTGGCGCCGGTCCACTTGATGTGGCCGTCGACGGCGAGTGTCAGGGAGTCGTAGGCGCTGCGGTACGTCTCGAACACCGGGGTCGCGGCGGGCTTCGGCGCTGCCGCCCTGGCCTTCCGACGGCGCAGGCTGGTCCGCTCCTTTTCGGAGAGGCCGCCCCACACGCCGTTGTCCTGGCGGGTTTCCGTGGCCCAGCGGAGGCAGGCGTCGATGACGGGGCACTGGTAGCAGACGGCCTTGGCGTCTGCGGTCTGCTGCTGGGCGGCCGGGCTCTCCCCGACCGGGAACCAGGTCTCCGGGTCGTACGCGTCGTTGGCGCACAGGGCTTGCTCCCGCCACCGGTCGCCACGTTCGAGCGTGTCGGGGACCTGCTTGGTGAGGGTGGAGAAGATGGCGGTCACTGGTCCCCCTTGGCGGTGGTGACGGTGGGCTTGTCGGTGTGGCGCTGCTGCCACTGGGCTCCGGCGTCGACGTCGGGGTGGTCGATGCCGACCGCGTGGTCGTACGCGGCCTGGAGCCGGTCGGCGCGCCGGGTCTCGGTGGTGAGTGCGGCCCGGTAGGTGGCGATGGCGCGGCGCAGGCGGGTGATGCGGTGGCGGTAGGCGACGGCGTCCGTGATGCGGGCGAGGCGGGCCCGGCCGAGGGCGTCGTCCGTGTCGGTGAACTGGCCGGCGGCCAGCTTCATCGAGGTGCGGGCGGCGCGGGCTACCTGCTCGGCCGCGTTGCGCTGCTCCAGCACCCGGAGGTAGTCGGCGGCCAGGGCGTCGTACGTGCTACGGCGAACGAAGAACATGGCTCAGGCCTCCGTCTTCGTGCTGGCGATCTGCGGGAGCGACAGGTGGCTGAGGGCCCCGGTGCGCCACGCTTCGGCGATCAGCTCCCGGCCGTCCTTCGTCGGCCGCACCGAGTGCGTCGTCGATCGGGTCGCCCGGATTTCCACCCCTGGCACCGCGTCCACGACACCGGTCTCCTTGTCGGACACCTCGGCCGTACCGGCCGCCGTCATCTCGGCCATCAGCGCCGTGGCGTACGCCGGCCGAACCTCAGTCACGAGGCGGGAGACGACGTTGTGCGGGGAGTTGGCCCGCACCCAGGCGAGGAACGCGTCCGGGTCGACGACGACCGCGGCAGGCTTCGAGTCGGTGCGCGAGATGGTCGCGACCTTCGTGCCGTCAGGGAGGGTGGCGTCGACCTTGCCGACACCCCCGGTGGTGAGGGCTTCCTGCATCTCGGCCTTCACTTCCTTCAGCCGGTCCATGACGGTGTCGGCGAGGGTCTTCAAGGCCGCTTCTTCGAGGGCCAGCTGCTGCATGTCCATGCGTGTGGTCTCCTTGAGGGGTGGCCGCCCCCGCTTCCCTCGGGGGCGGCCGTGGTGCGTGGTGAGGTCAGGCGGCGGGGCGGATCGTCGCGGCGAGCGCCCGGATCGCTTCGACGGAGGCGTCGGCGATCGGCATGCCGAGGGCCTGCTCGGCCCCGTTCTCGAAGTCCTCCAGGTGGGCGGCGTCGGCCGCGTCGCGGAGGTCGGCGACGGCTGCGGCGTAGTCGTCCTCGGGGGTGGTGACGACCTCGGCGTCCACCACGTCGCTGGCCGCCGATGCGGGCTCGGGCGCCGGGCTGGCCAGTTCGTTGCCGCGCTGGATCAGGAACGCGCCCAGTTCCAGCAGTTCGCGGTCGACCTTCACCGTCTCGGTGAGCAGGCCCGCGTCTCGCGCCTGTCGGTAGAGGTCACCCACCGCACCCTGGCTGGACGTCTGCACTGCCACGTCAGCTACGTCCTGTGCGGGCTGTGAACGGCCCTTGACCGCATTGAGCATTGCGTCCGGGGCACTGGCCCACGGGTCGCCCTCCCCGGGCTGGACCTTCCGCAGGTGCCGGTTCTCGGCGGCCGGCGGGTTGTCCGCCTGCGCCATCTCCTCGGCCGTGTACACCCCGGCCAAGTCGTGCGGGAACGCCATCCGCAGCGCGAGCGCTTCGGCGCACTTCGCGGTCATCGTCGTGGGCATCTTCACCCACAGACCCGACGGCTCCCCGCCCTTCTTCGTCTGCACGTACTCCGAGTAGCGGGCCACCGCTGAGAACCGCATCCCGTTCCGGATGACGGTTACCTTCGCGGCGGCCGGCGGCTGCTGGTCCAGCCATACGTCCCGCCACTTCCCGGACGGGTCGCACCACAGGGTGTCCTCGTAGCCGAGGGAGTGTCCGGCCTCGGCGGCGGCACGGTGCGCGATGACCCGGTACCCGTCGATGCTGGTCTGCGGGGTGTACACCTTGCGCTGCTGCTGACCGTTCCACCGGCCGATGAGGTAGATCTGCCGGGAGAAGGGGTCCAGGCGGGTGCGCTGGCAGAGGTGGAGGAAGGCGGACAGTTCGGCGGGGGCGACCTGGTTGTCGATGCCGGACTGCATGAGGACGGCCTGCTGGTCGGACGTCCAGTTGGTCTGGTCGGGCAGGATGGCGAGGCTGCCACCCACCTTGCTGATCTCGGTCACGCGATGCTCCTGATGATGGTGATGGCGGTGAGGATGATGACGGCCCAGAGGGTGAGGGACACGGCGGTGATGCCAGCCGCCCGGCGCCCGGTCACGGGGTGGCCCCGGTGCAGGTGCAGCCCTCGAAGTCGCGGCGGCAGACGGGGCAGCGGCCGGTCATGAGGTGGCCGCCTTCCGGGTGTTGTGCCGGGGGCAGAGGTCCCGGCCGCCCCGGGTGGACCAACCGAGGTCGCGGAACGCGATGGTCCGAAGCTGGGTGAGAGACGTGACGTCGGGGGTGGCGGTCAGCTCTGCGTCGCAGACTTCGCCGTCGTCGAGGCCGTCACAGAGGAGGAGGCGAACGATGAGGCCGCTCATGCCGCCGCCTCCGTGGTGTGGCAGGAGGTGCACGCCAGGTCGTAGCAGTCGTCGTCGTGCAGCTCCGGGATGAACGGGGCTGCGGTCAGCACGGCGAGGTGGTCGCGGATCGGCTGCCACTGGCGGGTGCTCGTGAACCCGTCCTCACCGGCGGCCTGCTCGGCCGGGTCGTACTCCGGGTCCTCGGCGGGCGTCTGGTTGTCGGGCATGGCGGGTCCTCCGAGGAGCAGCAGCAGGGCAGCCCAGGTGATGAGCACCGGGCGCAGGGTGAGGTGGTCGGCCCACGCGGGGCGGAACGTGGTGACGGTCGGGTCGGCGGCGAGCAGCACCGGGATGGACGCGGCAGCCGTCACAGCCACGGCGAGGCAGGCGATGGCCGGCGCGTTCACGACGTCACCGGCGGCAGGTCGTGGCCCGTCTCGTACGTGCGGTGGAGGGGGCTGTCGTGCGGGTCCTCCACCGAGACGGTCCGCATGTCGCGGGCGGCCGGGATGTCGTGAGTGCGGACGAGGTAGGCGGTGTTCTTCTCGCCGATTTCCTCGAACCAGTCACCGACGTCGGCGATGGCCTCGGTGCGCGACTGCTGCGTCAGGCCCTCCAGCTCGGCAACCCGGGCCCGCAGCCGATCCACCTCGGCGGCCAGCGTCAGCGCGGTCTCGTGCAGCGCCTTCTCTGCACCGCTGCCGTACGTCGCGGTCGACCACGTCGACGTGCGCTCCCCGTACTGCCGCAGTCTCACCAGCGCCGCACCTACTGCCGTGGGCGACGGGCCCGTACCGGTCGGCATCGGGAACGGGCCGTGCTCGGCGACGACTTCCGCGCGGTAGGCATCCAGGAGAACGGCCAGACCGGAGATCGTGTACGGGGAGTTCCCCGCGTCAGCGTTGAACCGCTTGACCAGATCGGCCAGGACGTCGCGGGCGTTCACGCGGCCACCGCCGTCTTGACCAGCGCGGCCACCTCGTCCGCCGTGCCATGCCCGGTCAACCGCACCGGCACGTCCTGCACACGGCCCTTCACGTCCGCCCAGTGGGCCCCACCGAAGTCGTTCGCCACCATCTCCGTGCTGTCCAGGCCCAGCGCAATCCGCCAGTCCTCGAAACGCTCCAGGCGACCCCTGTGCAGGGTGATGACCAGCTCACCGGGGACGATGCTGTCGATTTGGTACGTCGCCGCCGGCAACTCCGGGTTGTCGGCGAGCAGCTGCGCGAGCAGCAGGATCGGCGAACTCTGGGTCCGCAGGGTCTGAGATGATGTGTTCACGGTGTCCTCTTCTTCTGTGTGTTGAGGTCTGCCGAGTCGGGGCTGTCCGGGACCTGATCCGTCCGGGGCGGCCCCGCATTGCGTGGTGCGTCAGGCGGCGCGCTGTCCGAGCTGGTCCGCCTGCTCCAGTGCCGCGAGCCAGGCGAGAACGCCGGCGCGGGGGTACAGCACGTCGCGGCCGACCTTCGTGCCGCGCGGGCCGATGCCTCGGTGTCGCATCTGGCGCACCGCGTGGGGCGTCTTACGGATGAGGGCCGCGACTTCCCTGGTCGTCATCAGGCCGAGATCGGGCGTGGTCAGGGTGCCCATCGTCGTCTCCGTTCGTTTCCGGTAGTAGCTCGTCTATGTCGCATCCGAAGGTGTGAGCGATGCGAGCGAGAGCCTCGGGCTGAGGGTCCGTCTCCCCTCGTTCAATGCGGGAGAGGTGCGATGCGGAGATCCCGGCGGCTTCTGCGAACCTGCGCAGGCCCTGCCCGCTCGTTTCGCGTCGCTGCCGGATTCTCGGTCCGTCGGCTTTCATGACGGAGACGATACGCAACGATGCGCAGGGATGCAAGGGGGCGCGTTGGGATACGTTGAGACGCGTCAACGAAGGTCACGCCGCGTATAGGGCGTGTCATTTTTCGGTCATGTTCAGGGGGCGGCCTCGCGCGGTGGGCAGGGTGGCCTTACTCTGTTGCCGATCGTTGCGCGCCGTTGCGTGCAATAGGCATTGACCAGCAGGAGAGAGGCCACCCCCCATGAACCGTGACCCACAGAGCTGGGCCCGGCTCGGCCGCGCACTCCGCACCGCACGCGAGCACCGAGGCCTCACCCAACAAGAGCTCGGAGAACTGGCCGGCACCTCGGCGCGCAGCGTCCAGGAAGCCGAAGGCGGGGCGGTCCCGAAGTCTCGTATGCCGTACACGATCGGCCGCATCGCGTCCGCGCTCGGCTGGCCGGAAGGCGGCGTCGACGCCGTCCTCGAAGGCGAGGCGCCACCAGGCGACAGCTGGCAGGACGTGCCCGTGCAGCCCCGCCCCGACGAAGCTCAGTGGGCGGGAATTATGACGAACGCCATGGTCCGCGCCATGAAGGACACCCCATCGGGTGAGATCCGCAAGGCCACGGAACTGGCGCTGGACGAATTGCGTCGCCAGGGGTACCTGCCGGAGACAGATTGCGTGCAACCCTCACCAGATAGTGCAAACACGTAGTCACCAATCGGTCACTCCGCATATTCTCCAGGCCCGGAGCTTGCCGCTCCGGACGAGAACGGGGGCCGCATGTCCACTGAACCGATCGTCGTAACCACCGCACTCGGCCCATACGTAGCGGCCTTCACCGCGCGGCTCGACGAACGGCTCGTCGCCGTCGTCAACACACAAGTCCGCGCCGACCCGGTCATGCACACCCAGGCCGCATTCGCCCTACTGTGCGCAGGGATCGACGCAGCACAGACCATGGGGGCACTCAATGGGGTACGTAGCTGACCGCTGGCACAAGACACGGCCAGGCCCCGACGACGAGGAGTGCGGCCAGCACAAGGGCATGGTCGCGTCGGCCGCCCACGGGAAGGGCAAGCGCTGGCAGGCCCGCTACGACGACCCCAACGGCAAGGAGATCACCAGCCTCTGGGGCACCAAGGTTGAAGCAGAGCGGGAGGTCAACCGGCAGGAGTCGGCCAAGCAGACCGGCTCCTGGCTGGACCCGCGCGCCGGCCGCGTCACCATCGAGCGCTTCGCCCTCGACACGTGGCTGCCCGCACAGTCGATGATCAGCCGCAGCGAGGTGGAAGTCCTGGGGCTGTTGAGGCGTCACTTGTTCTCCGAATGGGGGCCGCGCGAGATGCGCTCGATCAAGCCCAGCGAGGCGGGCGCCTGGCAGAAACTCCTCATCACGAAGTACAAGCTGAGCGGCGCCACCCCGAACCGAGTGGCCCGCTTCGCCCGCAGCATCTTTCGACTCGCTGTCATTGACCGGATCATCCCCGTGTCGCCCTTCGAGAAGATCACCGCTCCGAAGCTCGTCGAGAAGGAAGTCCAACCACCCGACGTGGCCGAGGTCCGGCAGCTCATCGCTGCTGCCTACAACGACCGATGGTGCAACATGCTGGAGTTCACCGCCCTGACCGGGCTCCGCTCCGGAGAGGTCCGCGGGCTGCGCCTGGACCGCATTGACTTTCTACGGCGGACCATCCTCGTCGACCAGCAGCTGGTGCAGGAGAAGGGACGCGGCCTGTACTTCGACGATCTCAAAACCGACGCTGGCCTTCGCACCCTGCCCGTCACCCAGCGCGTCCTGGATCTCGTGGCAGCGTACGTTCAGACCCACCCCGTACCCGCGGGCGGCCAGGGGGCCGGGCTTGTGTTCACGATGCCGGCGTCCGAACTGATCAGCCGGTCGACTCTCGACTACGCCATCAAGAGCATCTGCAAGAAGGCGGGGGTGAAGCCGCGGCACTGGCACGAGCTGCGCCACCACTACGCCTCGGTCCTCATCGCGGGCGGGGAGTCCCCGAAGGTTGTGCAGAAGCGTCTCGGGCACAAGGACGTTATGACGACGCTCCGTACGTACGCCCATCTGTTCGCTGAGGCGGAGGAGCAAACGCGTGACGTTCTCGATGCGGCGTGGACTTTGCCGGTGGCGGGGAAGGAATCTCCCGAGACGAGCGGAAGGATTCCGGAACGCCGCCCAGCATCCGGGGTTGTTTCGCAGCTCAGGGCGTGA